CGGACGTAGGCAACAGATGGAGCAGAAGAGAAAACTTCAGAGTGGCGTAGCGCCAAAAATAATTAGTTTTCTTGAGAGATTTCTTCTACCAATTTTGCACTTGCGGAGATGAGACCACTAATCCAAAAGCTTAGCACTTCGCCACAGAGGAATGCGGGCTAGACCCAAAGCCTCCATTTGAAACCATAGCCTACTCCAACTGCTACGTTAATTAGATGGCAACCATGAGGCACAGATACAATCAAGAGATAGGCATAATGGACCCCAACACGGGCCCGCTGCTTGCTGCATACGCTAGATACATCATAAAGCATGAACTTCCACAAGCTATGTAGCCAGAAGACAGAGAATTATATAACACACCAAATCAGTACAAAGCCAAGCTATCTACTGAGAAGCAGAAGAAATTCGACGAGGGTATAAAAGAGCTCCGAGAATATCTAGTAAAATACTCTGTATCCGACGAAAAGACGAGAACTAAAATGAAGAAGAAAGCTATGGATGGCAATTACAATCTAATGATTAAGCACCTGACCGAGCACTTCAAATATCATCCAGGAGATAAGATTAGCTAACGCCCTAGAAACATCAATAGCCCTAACAAGCTAACTGCTGCTCTAGTAGGTTATCTCGGCAGCAATATAGCACCGCTGTTGAAGAAAGCTTTCAATAATACCGGGTTTACGTTCTCACCTTACGTGGCGGTGAAGGACCTAGGCATTGCTCTGCGGGACATCGGGTTCTAAGATGCAGCTGAATATCTATTCGGATCCACCGACTTCTCGTCCTTCGACTCTACACAGCAGCTAGTCCTTGTGCTGATAAGAATGTGCTATGTGCGCGCGGCATCTAAGTTAGTCCTAGACGAGATGCTAACTGAGATGTAGGACCCCTAATCGAAACTGTCTGATCCAGATGATATGGACTGTATATTCAGAGACACGTTCGACAAGGAGGAGAGCCACCTGTTCAATGTCGGTGTGGTTGCGGAAGCGGAGCGTCCTTTCTTGCACGGGTTCACGATAGAGGGCAATTCAAGGAGGAAGGTCAAGCTAACTGGGCTATCAGTGGAGATGAAGGGTCAAGTCTAATCAGGAAACTGCTTGCACACGACCATCGGAAACGGTTGCACTACCATATCAGTGACCACCATGTACGCCCACATAGTGTGTGCCCACATCGATCCCATATTTAAAAAAGAGTTGGATAGAGGCGTTAGTTACCTCGACCTACTGTTCGATAATTAGCATAGGATAGTGAAATCTTAGACATTCCTCAGGCTTCAGATCCGAGCCGCTATAGCAGGAGATGATGTGTTGGTATAGGCTCTAGCTCAATATCATGTCGAGGCTAAGAAAGAAGCTAACCTCAGGATGATGTTCAACGTAAAGGTCCCTATCAAGGATGGCTTCAGGCCCAGAGTGTCTAACCCGTCGTCTAGAGGAGACGGGAAACTTAGCGGATGCGGCATCATATGCATATGTTACGAGACCATAAAAGGAAGGGTCGACGGAGAGAAGGGCAATTACCTCTCGCTGAACGTTGTTAGTCTGTAGGACACAAACAGGCAAGCAAAGAGGATTTTCGCACACAACTAGACCATATCGGTCAATATCACGAAGACCCAGGCCCTAAAACTGTACAATGAAGCTAACTGCTAGACCATAGCGCCCTATCTAGAGGGGACAGGCTACTGTACAAGGAAAAGTGACGCAGCCATGAAGAAATTGGTGGTCTCCGCGCTCCAGGGAGAGCTCTCGGCCATCGATAAAGTCAGAAAGCTTTATGGGAGAGGAGACGCTATATACAAGCTCAGGAAAGGCTATAGTCTAGTAGAGGATAATAGCGAGGTCAGACCCATGAATATCAGAGACGATGTCACTGAAGAAGAGTATAATGACATGATGGAAGTGGTCATTAGAGTGATGGAGCACAAGACTCCCTAAAAGTTAGCCCTTGAGAGGAAGGGCTCCAAGCATGAACAAGAGATGTAGTATTGCTAAGAAGTAATGCGCGCTGAATTGGCTTACAATCAGACCATCATGATCAAGACTTGGACCTTCCAGTTCATCTTAACTGTTGCCGGGGGCTACTATGCGGTTGCCATATTATCTATGGGCGTACCAGCGTTATACCAGCATTTATGCACAAAGTAGCCCAAGCACCCCACAATCTAAGACAACATAACTACAGCTTACGCAAATGTATGGAG